AACGATCAGGAGATTATGAAATATAAACTGATCACTCTACCTAGGGGAACAGCTAAGATTCCTATTATAACTACTGTAACTGGTCTTGATGGTTTAGTACAAGGCCAGTCTATTTCTATAACTCCTCAACCGCTTAATTATCTTGGAGCAACTTCAACGTATGAACAATCCGGATATGTATTTACAATAGGTGACGTTAGAACTATGTCTTCTTTTACTGGAGTAGGAATAAACACTCCTGAGGCTACCGCACTGAATACTACTACAACGGTTGGAACAAACGTTAGTAAGACGGTTATAGGTACAACTCTTAATTTAACCACTACCACTGTAAACACTCTTTTTGGTTCAAATCAATACCTGTATACAACTCTTGTAATAGAAGGAAGAGATTCAGGAGCTAGAATTAGTGTACCTGTAACCATAAGAAAAATAAATTCATAATAAGATAAAATATGTCATTCACCAGATTAGACGCTTCGGATTTTGTAGTATCAGCAGATTCAGTTACAGCTCCGGCATGGAGTAATAATGTAACTACACTAACCTCTTTTTATACAGCATCAGCGGATACTACAGGAAGTTATTATATAGATGTTTATAATGCTGATATTAGTTCAAGCACTTCTAATGTGCAGTTTTCTATTGCGTACGGAAGAGAAGATGGACTTGGTTCAGCACCGATAAACTCTTTAGTACCAGAAAATACACCAACAAGAATTACTTTCGGACAATACAGAAACATTGTTTACGGAGATGCTGAGAGTGCTGTAAATTTTGGAACTGGTAACACATCTTCTATAGATTTAATTGCGATTCAAATAGATAGAAATAGATACAAGGAAAGTCTTTTCCCTGGTACGTTTAACCTTTATTTATCTGGATCAGCCGGTTTGATCAAACTTACAGATAATTCTAACGACGTTAGTACTATAACTTACGTTGATGGTGGTAGAATTTTTGATATAGTTTCAGGTTCTAATGGTACAGCTGCAAATAGTCCGACTCCTACTGGCGCTCCTGCAAAAGGATACACGGCTTCAGGAAGTTACGGATCATACTTACCTGATATTGGATTAATATTATTAAATCCAAGAGCATTACAAATAACAACTATTACAGCTGGAGGAATAAACTTATCTTTATCCACTGGAACCACTGTAGGAGCCAGTTCTACGAATCACACTAATATATTCGAGTCTATAAATAAAGGAGCATATTTTGCTCTAAACTCTCAAGAAACAATATCATCAGATTATGTGTTTGTGAGAATTAAGAATGCGGAATATAACTATACTACGAATCCATCTATAATCTCCGGATCTACTGGTACTTTGATATACTCTAATTTCATTAATAGTCCTCAGACATTTCCAACTACTGTTGGTTTATACAATGATAATAACGAACTTTTAGCAGTAGCGAAACTTTCCCAAGCTCTAACAAAAGACTTTACAAAAGAAGCTTTGATCAGAGTAAAATTGGATTGGTAAAATAAAAGATAAATGGGAAGAGCGAAGAATACCATAAAGCAATCGGAAATTTCTTCTACTCCTATAAAAGTAAAGTATTCCATTACTTACCCTAGCCAATCGCTAGAAGACTATGGAATAACTACTGGTGTAGCTGTAAATTATCCTTATAATGTAAACATGTCTAAGGCTAATTTAAATAGCTTAGCCAAGTTTAAAACAATAAAACAGCTATATTACCAACAGTATATAAGCGGATCAATGTTGAATTCTGCTTCATTTTGGTATCCAAGCTGGCAGTCTACAGCTGCATCTGGAACTTTCGATGATACTAACCTTTATTTTCCAACAGGATCTAACGATTCTATAGGCGTAATAGCGATACCGAGTATACAATTCGGAGAGCAAGTAAGCAGAAAAACTTTTGTAATAAAATCAACTGGAGCAGGAACTCCCTACACAATAGTCGACGATGGAAACGGTAACTTAATAGATACATCTAATCAAAACACTCACGTAGGAAACGTATTTTATGCACAAGGAGTAGCCGTAGTAACTAACTCTGATTATGTTGGTATATTTGCTCCTATAGTAGAAATATTCTATTTGACTTCAGAACTTAGTGAGCCTCTTATTACCGAATCTTCGGACAATATAATCCTAGAGTGATATGCCAATAATAAATAACAACCAATATTATTTAGGATTCTCTTCTGAGACCACGATATACCAAAACGAAGTTAGATGCATAATAAACGAGAACGATTTCAACTATACACTAAATCCAAGCGCAAACAAAGCTGATACAACGGGTTCCTATATAGACGCGGTAACAGGTTCAGATTTCCACCCATACTTCACTATGGTAGGTCTATACAACGACGCTAACGAACTGCTTGTTGTGGGAAAAATGTCCAGACCTTATCCGGTACCACAAAACTCAGACATGACAATAGTAGTAAGATGGGACAGCTAAAACTCATAAACATACTTAGAGAGATAAAAAAGAAGATCTCCTATATAAATCCAAATTTTGAGTTTGAGTGGCCAGAGGCAAAGAGGTATCCAGATTTTAAAAATATGGGAATAAAAGGTTGGATAGAAAAAGCATCATCAGGTTACACTGTAAAATATAGTGAAATAAAAGATGTTTTAGGTAATGTAGATTTAGAGTTCGATTCTCTTGATAAAAATAAAAAGTCCAGATTCCAATCAGCATTCAAATCAGAAAAGATTGAGATGCCCATAGTAGTAAAATTCTCGGAAACAGACTACGATCTGGTGGCAGGAAACACCCGTTTATCGGGTTTGGTAAACAACGGAATAGATCCCACCGTATGGGTGGTCGACATAAGTTAAAACACACATTATGAAAAAATGGTTGCACGAAGGAAAAGAGTTTAAAACTATAGAAGACTTTCCAGAGGGAATAGTCGGATTCGTTTACAAGATCACCAATCTCTGCGACGGACGCATATACGTAGGCAAGAAGATACTGCACAACCGCCTTAGCAAGATACTAACCAAGAAAGAGATATCAGAATGGGAGAAGCCGGGTCGTGTCCCAAAGAAGAAGAAAATCATCAAAGAGAGCAACTGGCAGGAGTACTGGGGATCCAACGATGAGATAAAGAAGGATCTAAAAGAGATGGGAGAGGACTGCTTTATAAGAGAGATACTCGTTCTGTGCAAGAGCAAGAAGCAGATGAGCTACTACGAGGTCTATTGGCAGATGAAGATGGAAGTATTGAAAGTTCCGGGTTACAACCAAAACATTTCAGGTAAGTGGTTCAGAAAAGACCTAGAATAAAAAAGCCCCAGTTAAGGGGCTCTATTTATTTAATTTAATAATCTTAGAACATCGGTGGAAGTTCAGAAGTATTTAATATCTTGTTAACCAAGCTAAGAATCTGCTCTTCATCCATTCCGTTTGATATCAAGTTTTTTATGCAAGCTTCAAGAGCAGTATAATCTTCAACGTCTTCTGAAATGGTCTCTGCCTGTTCGAACTCATCGCCTCCGCCGTTACCGGTCAATTGGTGTTCAGGTCCTTCGTAAGGAATGGTCTTTTCCAATTCTGTTTCTTCGCTCTCTTCTTTAAGAGGTTTTAAATCAACGTAATGATTGAGTATTCCATAAGAACCTAACTGGTGTTCTTTTAAGTATTTAACTATATCGAAGTCTTTCATATTTCTTAGTGTTTACCAATAAATATGCGACTCAATACATCAATTGTCTCTGTTCTATGCCACCAAGAAACGAATTGTTGTTCGCAAGGCTAAATGTGCTTGGGAATATCCAAGTGTAAGGTATGTTTTTGGTAGGACGCTTCTCTCCGTGAGAGATAGCTATGTGCTTCCAAAAGAAACAGGTCTTATCTTCCACGTTCAGGTACTTCTGAGAAGTCATAGGATTTGAAGGGTGTTCCACAAGTATCCTCATCTGTCTCAACCACTCTTCGGCCTTCTTGTTCTCTGGTATGAATTCTCCAGATTCGTTGATGCTGTACTTAACTTTTCCGTTAAGGTTATCTCCGTCGAATATCTGGTGTAGACCGTCGAAGTGACCGGTTCCCCCGAAAAGAATAGATTCTGGATCAACTAAGTGCGGGTAAGACATCGCTACGTATCTGGCTGTGTTTTTGCATGGATACAGAGGAGACCTAAAGTTCTGATGCTCTTTGAAATACGCTTCAAGTTTCTTTGCGAACTCCATCATAGTGTACGGTCTGCTACCAGCTTCAACATCGTCAAGCAAGTACTTTAAATCCCTAGCTGCTCTTCTTGGTCCGTCTAGAACCCACTCTTTTACGTTTGTGCCTTTGGGGTAATAGATCTGGAAGAGGTCGTTACGAGCGTGGCGATTGTCAACGAAGTGTTCTCGAGTGGCATCTACGCCCTCGTTGTACAGCTTCATGAAAGTTCCCCAGTGTTCGTTAGTGAAGGAGAAAACTAGAGTCAGAAACATCCGCTGCTCGTTGTCAGTAATCGATTGCATGTACTGGCAATATGGATGCTCATGCCAGTGAAGACGATGGGAAAAAATTTGGTACTCTTGGTTCAG